CCGAAGCTGTCACGCTCAGGTGCCACATCCCCGCCCTGATGCAGTTGCAGCTTGACCTCGAGCACAGCAGCCTCCAGCTCCTTCACCGTGTCGGCGTAGACGTACTTGTACTTTCCGCGCCCGAGATAGACCTTGGACTGATACCGCCCGTCAGAGCGGCGGGTGTAGGTTTTCTTCGGCATAGGCAGCCTCCTTTCGGTTAAAAATCCATCTGCAACGGATCATTTTTGAACAAGAAAAATATACACTGCATTGATTTTAGGAGCTTTTGTTTTTACACCCAGCGTGGTCTCTCCTTCGATGAAGCCGGAGCTTTCTCCCCAGATCGTTACTTTATCGCCGGTGAGCAGGCGTGTGTCGCTTGAGAACCTAAAAACAATGCTGTTCAGCTCGTTATCAACAGTCATACGGTAGAGGTTTTCTTCGAGCTCCTGAGCTATGACACCTGTAAAAGTGACATAGGAACCTTTCAGCGCGTTTTGATCACGTGCGATCTCTTCATAGGTCACAGACTTGCACATCGACTTATATTCCTCTTCGGTGTAGGTATCAGCCCGCGAGATAGCTTCCGCCTCTTCTTTTTTCTTGTTGTAGCTGTTAATTATCGGGCGGAGAATAAAAACCGCTATTACAATTAGTATTATCGCGCCGACTACAGCGCCGCCCCAGTCACTTCGGCGTTTTGGCTGAGACACCGGAGCAAAGCCTTGTGCATAAGCCTGCTGATACATCATAGCTGCCTGCTGCTCCGAATCTTTTCGCTGCTTATGCTTGATGGTCAGAAAGCGGATCCCACAGATAATAATTACAAGTGGTATCAGAACAAACAGAAATTCCATTTTGACACCTCCAAAATTTATAGTGTGTTCATATCACACACTCTTAATGATCTTCTTGACAACGCCCAGCACCCGCACCCTTGTGCGTTCGACGCCCTCGAAGACCTTCGGCGGGTACTCGGGGTTGATCGAGATCAGGGTGATGGCGTCCTTGTCGGCCTCAAACTTTTTTACAAGGCCGCTCTCGCCGTCAATGAGCACAACCGCGATCTGGCCGTTCTCTGCCCAGTCCTGGCGCAGCACCTGGACGAGGTCGCCGTTCTCGATCTTCGGGTACATACTGTCGCCCTGCACAGTGATGCATAGGGTGTTCCGCGCCTCTTCGTCGTTCACGATATAGCAGGGGGTGTACCCGGTGATGTAGTTGTCGGCATACGCCCCGAAGCCCGCGGACACGCTCTCGTATATCGGGATCATTCTGATCTTGTCGGCAGGGAGGAGCGAGGCGTTGGAGATAATATGAGTTTTCTCTCCAAAGTCTTTCCATAAAAACTCGCTCAGCGGGAGCCCGTAGGCCTGGGCGATCAGCGTGAGCTCTTCCATAGTAGGCTCTGCTACATCACTCTCGAACTTAGCAAGCTTTGATACGGAGATTCCAGTTTCCTCTGCGAGTTCTTTTTGGTCTTTACGGTTTGCCTTCCTTGCCTCAATAAGACGTTTTCCATAGCGAGGGGTGTCCCAGCCCATAAGGTAGGCAGGAGTGATATTGAAATAATCAGCAAGTTGCTCGATCTTATTCATCCTGGGCAGTTTCTTTGCAGACAGCCATTCACTGACTGTTGAGTATTTAAAGCCGAGATCTTCACATAATTTATATCGATCCACTTCTTTTTCTATCATGTGTTTTTTTAAGTTTTTAGCAAACATTTCTTTATTATAATCTTTCATAATTGTCACCTCAATCATAGTGTATTTTTTATATTTTACACCAAAGGCGAAAAAATGTCAAGTTTTTTTGAAAAAAAGTCTTGACATTCTGCAAAAAGTGTGATATTATAATATTACGCTAAAAGCGTAACTGAAAGGAGGTGATTATCTTGGGAATGACATTGAAAGCAGCAAGAGTAAATAAAGGTCTTACTCAGCAAGAAGCCGCGGAATTACTTAATATAAGCAAGACGACGTTATGTGCTTGGGAAAACTTCAAGAGCTTTCCTACGGTAGATCAAGTCCCACTTATCGAAAAAACATATGGGGTTAAGTACAACGACCTTGTTTTTTTACCTTGTAATTACACTAAAAGCGTAACAGAGGAGGCGCAACTATGACACTCGGAGAAAAAATCAAAGCAAGACGAAAAGAACTTGGCTTCACGCTTGAAGCGCTTGCAAGGGAAATGCACGTAGCAGGCAAATCGACTATTCAAAGATGGGAGAGCGGATATATTAAAAAGATCTCTTATGCAGACATTAAGCGGCTTGCAGAGGTTCTTGAGGTTCCTGTGTCGTACTTTGATGTTGAGTTATGCAGTCCGCAAATAGAAGAACAGCCTAAAGGCACGATTATGACAACAGGTGATAGAGTAAAAAAGCTAAGAACTGAAAAAGGCATTTATCAACAGCAGCTTGCTGATATATTATCCGTTTCAAAAAGTACCGTCGCAATGTGGGAAACTGATAAAAGAGAACCAGATTCTGAAATGCTTATCAATCTCGCTAACTTCTTCAACTGCTCGATCGACTACCTCCTTGGACGGACTGACGAACGTGTCGAGGACAATTCCCCAAAGTGCTTGAAAGCCGCCGTCCACAGGCCGCACCCCAAAAAGCCCCGCGCCAAGAAAAAGAAGCACGACCCGACATGCCGCAGCCGCAAAGCGATCCTTGAAAGATTGAAGTCATACAGACCGGTCAAGCCGGAAGTCAGGAAGGAGGAAGAAACTGCTATGAAAGAAGATCTGAGCAGCTATGTCCGTGAACTGGGACGTTCACTGATGTCCTACAGCCGCAACAACGTTTACCGCATTATTTACATAAGCAATGACAAAGGCGAGTTTGCCGAGATCTCGTTCACAGACGGCAGCAAGAAACTTGTCAACATCACCGGCGACAGCTGCCTTGCGGCAACGCTGGACATAACCAAAGCTCTGATATGAAATGAGGTGACCACCATGCCGAAGAAGCGATTTATCTACTCGCTGGACGATATTCCGCTCTTCGTGGACGTGCCGTATTTCTGCGACGTGTTCCGGCTGCACCCGAATACGGTGCTGAACTACCTGAAGCGCGGCAAGATCAAAGGCACAAAGGTCGGGCGGTGTTGGCGCATCCCCAAAAGCGAGATCGAGAAAATGTACAACGAAGGAGGTGATTATTCATGAAGCTCACAGATACCCAAAAAGCAGCGCTTATCCTCATCACCTACGCCGTGCTGGCATTCCTGATCCTTGGTATAGCGGATCCGCGCTACAGCCTGATCTTCGAGCTGCTGCTGGCCTTCGCGGTCTTCCTGATCTTCTACAGCAGCTGGCTCATCGAGCGCACAGAGCGGAGAATGAAGCGCTATATGGAAGCCGCCGACAAGATACTGCGCCAGGCGCAGGGGAAGACTGATATTTGAAAAGGAGAATGAAAAATGAAAGTACTGAAGATCAAAACAGACGCCGCTCCCGAGCTCGTCGAGATCCCGAACGAGCTGCACGCCTTGCAGGAGGCTGTGGGCGGACAAATCGAAGTAGTCCGCCTGATGACGGAGGGCGACCTGATGATCGTAGACGAGGAAGGCCGCATCAAGGGCAAAGAACCGAACAAGACCGCGACGATACTCGCGCAGCAGCCAATCTGCGGTGACGTGCTCATCGTCTCGGAGCAGGGCGAGGACTTCGGCGACGCTGATCCCGGGATAGTACAGGTAGCCGAGGATATCCACCGCGCTGTGACCGATGAAAGCTTTTCGGAAACGCCGGCGGTCAAATTACCGATAAACCATACCCCCGGGTGCTCAAAGAAGTTCGTGCTATCGGCAAGAGCACAGCTGCGGCCGGATGATGAGGCGTTCAATGAGCTCCGCGCTGCTATCATAGTCTGCGAGAACGAGCTGACAAAGGGAACACATCTCCATCAAGAGGATCTCTTCCTTTACTGCGCGGCGATGTATAATCTGACGACCGCTCTCGAAACACAGATGGACGAGTCCCAGAAAAAGACCTACAAAAAGCTTCTCGAAAAGTCTACAGTCATCACGACTGTAAAGTGACGAGAGGTGGTGCACCAATGAGCTGGACAAAAGAAGACCAAGCCCGTCTGAGGACGCTGCACACCAAGTGTATGACCGTTGGGGAGATCGCCAAGGAAATGCAGAAGCCGCAGGGCTGGATACGCGCCGCCCTGGAAGACATGGGCTACAAGCCGATTGAAGTCAAAGAGAAGCCCGAGAGCGAGTTTTTGAAATCTTTCAAGCCCGTGGATATTTCCCAGAAAAAGACAAAGATAACACCGGAGCTGGAGGCCAAGGCCTGCGAGCTGAGAGAGCAAAAATTCAATATGCGCCAGATTGCTGACAAGCTGCATATCAGCCAGCCGACCGTCAGCCGCATACTGAAAAAACACGGCTTCAGCGGAAAGTATCTTGACACTAAATCAGAAACCAAGGAGGACAAGCCTATGAAGGCAGCACAGATCAACGAAGAATTCGACAAGGCGGTCGATGAGATGATCGCCGAAGCAAAAGAAAAAGAGCCTGCATCGTCTGCCAACGATACAAGCTCAGAGGTGAGTAATACTCCAATCTCTACCTCAAATGATACCATAGAACCCCCGAAAAGTCAAGCGCTTTCGATGATCGAGGTGCTGAACATTGTCGAGGGCGCCGTCATCAGCGCCTACGGCAGCGAGGCCGAGCCGACCTACCTGCACGCCGACCGCAGCACAGGCGAGTACCGCTTTATCCTCGACGGCCGCGAGTACGCCGTGTGCTTCGGCGAGCGCCTCGGGACAGAGCTGGAATATGGGAGGAATAAAAAATGTCAGTAAAAATAAACACACTCGAGATCGAGAACGTCAAGCGCATCAAGGCGGTGCAGCTTAGTCCCTCGAAGAACGGGCTCACCGTTATCGGCGGGAGCAACCGCCAGGGCAAGACCTCTGTACTGGACGCTATCGCCTGGGCTCTGGGCGGTGACAGTTTCCGCCCCTCTGCTCCGGCAAGGGAGGGCGCTGTCGGAGATCCTAAGTTGAGAGTCACCCTCGACAACGGCATCATCGTGGAGCGCTCTGGCAAGAACAGCTCTCTGAAAGTCATCGACTCCACCGGAAACAAGGGCGGTCAGCAGCTGCTCAATTCTTTCATCGAAAAGTTCGCCCTGGACCTGCCGAGATTCCTGAACGCATCGAATCGCGAAAAGGCAGATACTCTGCTTCGTATCATCGGCGTCGGAGAGAAGCTCTATCAGCTGGAACAGGAAGAGGAGCTCCAGTACAACCGACGCACCGAGATCGGGCGCATCGCAGACCAGAAGGCGAAATTTGCTGCCGAGCTGCCGAACTTTCCGGGGCTGCCGGCTGAACCTGTGTCGCCGTCGGAGCTGATCGCACAGCAGCAGGAGATACTTGTCCGCAACGGCGAGAACCAGCGCAAGAGAGATCAGAAGGAGTACTACGCAGGCCAGCTCGAGCTTGCAAAAAAAGACTATGAGAGAGCGTTTGCTGAACTTGAAAGGGCAAAGAGCGCGCTCGCCTCTGCCGATAACAATTACAAGATAGCCTCAGCAGAGGCGCAGGGACTGGAGGACGAGAGCACCGAAGAGCTTGAAAGGAATATCGCTGAGATCGAGGAGCTCAACACAAAGATAAGAGCCAACATCAACAGAGACTATGCCCAGAACGAGGCTGAGGAGTTCCGCAGCGAGTATGATGCTCTGACTGCCGACATCGAGCGCATCCGAGGAGAGAAAAAGGCTCTCCTTGACAGTGCCGAGCTGCCGCTCCCCGGCTTGTCAGTGGAAAAGGGAGAGCTGATCTATAACGGTCAGAAGTGGGACTGCATGAGCGGCGCCGAACAGCTGATCGTCGCGGCATCTATCGTCCGCAAGCTCAACCCGGAATGCGGCTTCGTCCTCCTGGACAAGCTGGAGCAGCTCGATACCGACACTCTTACGGCTTTCGGCAAATGGCTGGAACAGGAGGGCTTACAGGCGATCGCTACCAGAGTGAGCAAGGGTGATGAGTGCAGTATCATTATCGAAGACGGTATGTCAAAGATCCCCGAGGTCAAGACAGAACAGAAAACTTGGAAAGCAGGTGCATTTTAATGAACATAACAACAGGCATCCAGAACAAGCCGATCAAGGCGGTGATCTACGGCCCTGAGGGAATAGGGAAGACAACATTCGCAGCACAGTTCCCGAAGCCCCTTTTCATCGATACCGAGGGCAGCACTGCAAGGCTCGACGTCACCCGTACCGACACACCCTCAAGCCTTGCGATGCTCACCTCGATGCTTACCGAGCTGAGAAACGACACTCACGGCTTCAAAACGATCGTGCTTGACACAGCGGACTGGGCTGAAAAGCTCTGCATCAGGGCAGCGTGCAGCAAGAAGGAGGGGATCTCCGGCATCGAGGATTTCGGCTACGGCAAGGGCTATGTCTATGTGTATGAAGAGATGGGACGCATCCTCAACCTTCTGACGGACTTATGGGAAAAGGGGCTCAACATCGTCATCACCGCTCACGCAGCTATCAGGAAATTCGAGCAGCCGGACGAGATGGGATCCTATGACCGCTGGGAGCTGAAGCTCATCAACTCGCCCAAGTGCAATGTATGCGCAATGCTGAAGGAATGGGCCGATATGGTGCTTTTCGCCAACTACAAGACCTATTCGGTCGCTGTGGATAAGGACGGCAAGAAGCGCAAGGCTCAGGGCGAGGGGCAGAGAGTGATGTATACTTCACACAATCCCTGCTGGGATGCCAAGAACCGTTTCGGACTGGCTCCCGAGCTGCCATTTGACTTCGGGCAGATAGCGCATCTTTTCGATGCGGCACCTGCACCTGTTCCCACACCTCAGCCGGCAATTCACAGCGCACCTCAGACGAGAACAGCGTCAGCTCCGGCACCTGTTCCCACACAAACACCTGCACCTGTTCAGACTCCTGCCCCGGTGCAGACTGCTCCGGCAGCGCCTCAGCTGAACATTCCCGACACGCTCCCTCCGGCTCTGAAAGATCTGATGAGAGTGAACGGAGTCGATGAGTCGGATATCCGCCTTGTGGTATCACAGAGGGGCTACTTCCCCTATGACACACCGCTGACCAACTACCCGCCGGACTTCATCGAGGGCGTACTTATAGCGGCCTGGGGGCAGATGCTACCGCTTATCAAGGAAAATCAGAAGGACCCGTTTGCAGACGGAGTACCGCTTTAAGGAGGATATAATATGAACGAAGAATTCAGAGAGTACGGCTGGGAAGACGAGATCAGCGACGAGGGCAAGGAATTCGTGCTGCTGCCCGAGGGCGACTATGATTTCACGGTAAGCAAGGTGGACAGAGCGCGTCACAACGGCTCGGAAAAAGTGCCGCCCTGCAACATGGCAAAGGTGACGATCACGATCTGGGGTGAAAAAGACAGCATCGACATAACCGAGAACCTGCTTTTATGCAACAAATTCGAGTGGAAGCTCTCGCAGTTCTTCCTTGCACTCGGACTGAAAAAGCACGGCGAGCCCCTGCGTATGAATTGGGGAGCCGTTCCGGGAAAGAGGGGCAAGTGCCGCGTTTATATTGATAATTTCAAGGGCAAGAACGGCGAGGACAGGCAGTCCAACAAGATCAAAAGATTCTACGCCTACGATGAGCAGGTGGAGACATTAAGCCCCAAGCAGCCTGTTTATCAGCAGACCTATCAGCAGCCGCAGCAGACCTATCAGCAGCCGCAGCAGACCTATCAGCAGCCTGCTGCTAACGGCTGGAAGCCGGGTAGCTTCTGATGGAGCTGAGACCCTATCAGAGAGAGGCCAGGGATGCCGTTTTTTCCGAGTGGGATAAGGGCAACAGCCGCACGCTGCTCGTCCTGCCTACCGGTACCGGCAAGACCATAGTCTTCTCCGATGTAACTCAGGAGTGTGTCCGCAGGGGAGAGAGGGTGCTGATACTCGCCCACAGAGGCGAGCTCCTCGACCAGGCGGCGGACAAGCTGAAGCGCTCCACCGGGCTTATGTCTGCGGTGGAGAAGGCCGAACAGAGCTGCCTCGGCAGCTGGTACAGAGTAGTCGTGGGGAGCGTTCAGACGCTGATGCGAGAAAAACGCCTTGCAGGTTTCTCTGAGGATTATTTCGACGACATCATCATTGACGAGGCACATCACGCGATCTCAGACAGTTACACAAGAGTTCTGGGGCATTTTCCGTCAGCAAAGGTGCTGGGCGTTACGGCTACACCCGACAGGGGAGATATGAAAAATCTCGGGCAGGTATTTGACAGCCTCGCTTATGAGTACACTCTGCCGAAGGCGATCAAAGAAGGCTATCTGTCACCGATCAAAGCCGTTACGATCCCGCTTAAACTGGATCTTTCAGGTGTTGCGATGCAGTCGGGAGACTTCAAGGCATCAGACATAGACACAGCACTCGACCCCTATCTCTATCAGATAGCGGACGAGATGCTCAATTACTGCAAGGAACGCAAGACTGTTGTGTTCCTGCCGCTCATAAAGACATCACAGAAATTCAGAGATATACTGAACAGCAAGGGCTTCCGCGCAGCAGAGGTCAACGGCGAGAGCACCGACAGAGCGGAGATACTTGCCGATTTCGACAAAGGCGAATACAACGTGCTTTGTAATTCTATGCTGCTCACGGAAGGCTGGGACTGCCCGAGCGTTGACTGCATCGTGGTGCTGCGGCCGACAAAGGTGCGCTCGCTCTACTGTCAGATGGTTGGGCGCGGTACGCGCCTCTGCGAGGGCAAGGATCATCTCCTGCTGCTCGACTTCCTGTGGCACACCGAGCGCCACGAGCTCTGCCATCCTGCACATCTGATCTGCGAGAGCCCCGAGGTGGCTCAGAAGATGACCGAGAACTTAGCGGACGATGCGGGCTGTGCTGTGGACATCGAGCAGGCCGAAAAGCAGGCAAGTGAAGATGTAGTTTCTGCCCGTGAGGAGGCGCTTGCCAAAAAGCTGAAAGAGATGCGCAGCCGCAAGCGGAAGCTGGTGGATCCGCTCCAGTATGAAATGTCGATCTGTGCAGAGGATCTGTCCGGCTACGTTCCGGCCTTCGGCTGGGAGTGCGCGCCGCCTTCGGAAAAGCAGAAGGCTCAGCTCGAAAAGGCCGGCATCTTCCCGGACGAGATCGAGAACGCCGGCAAGGCGTCCCTTATCCTCGACAGACTTGCAAAGCGCAGGGCAGAGGGGCTGACCACTCCGAAGCAGATACGTCTGCTGGAGAACAAAGGCTTTCTGCACGTCGGTGAATGGAGCTTTGAAGCTGCCAACAAAATGATATCAAGAATAGCGGCCAACAACTGGTGCGTTCCGGGGGGCATAGTGCCTGCTGATTACAAGCCGGAAGCCGCAGCGACAGGAGGAAATGAAGTTGACTGGTTCGCTTTTGGAAATACTTAAATATATTCCGCCTTCGGATTGCACTTATCAGGAATGGATCAATGTCGGTATGGCTCTCAAATATGAGGGCTATACCGTTTCTGACTGGGACTCCTGGTCGAGATCTGACAGCCGCTATCACAGCGGCGAGTGCGAGAACAAGTGGTCGGGGTTCAACGGCTCGGCGGAGCCTGTGACAGCCGGCACGATCGTGCAGATGGCCAAGGAGCGCGGCTGGTCTCCCGTCGGAGAGTTCCGCGAGCTCGACTGGGACAGCGAGATCAGCTATGAGGGCGATGACAGCGGCGTACAGCTCACTACCGGTGAGGGCATTCCGTTCAGAGAGCCGGCAATATGGGATCCTGTGAATGAGATCAGAACATACCTTGAAACGCTCTTTGAAGCCGGCGAGAATGTCGGCTACGTCACCGAGACCTGGGAGAGTGAGGATAAGGGCAAGAGAAAGTATCTCCCCACCAAAGGAGCTTGTGACCGCACTGCCGGTGAGCTGATCGCGCTGCTCAACAACTGCGGTGGTGATATCGGTGCAGTGTTCGGCGACTTCAACCCCGAGGCCGGTGCCTGGATCCGTTTCAATCCACTGGATGGTAAGGGAGTCAAGAACGAGAACGTCACCGACTTCCGCTATGCGCTGGTCGAGAGCGACAGTATGCCCCTCGAGCAGCAGAACGCCGTGATCCGAGAGCTGGAGCTGCCGGTGGCGATACTCGTTTACAGCGGCGGCAAGAGCCTGCACGCTATCGTCAGGATAGATGCTCAGAATTACGAAGAGTACCGCCGCCGGGTGGACTACCTATACAAGGTCTGCAAGGAGAACGGTCTGGACATCGACAAACAGAACCGCAACCCCTCACGCCTGAGCCGTATGCCCGGCGTGACGAGAAACGGAAGAAAGCAGTTCATAGTCGATAAGAATATAGGAAAGAGCAGCTTCGAGGAATGGAAGGACTACATCGAGAGCATAAATGACGATCTGCCCGACGAGGAGAGCCTTGCAAGCGTCTGGGACGATCTGCCGGAGCTGGCGCCGCCGCTCATCGACGGAGTGCTCAGACAGGGACACAAGATGCTGATCGCAGGGCCGTCCAAGGCAGGAAAGTCGTTTGCGCTCATCGAGCTTTGCATAGCCCTCGCAGAGGGTATCAAGTGGCTCGGCTTCGGCTGCGCTCAGGGCAGAGTGCTCTACGTCAACCTCGAGCTCGACCGTGCAAGCTGTCTGCACCGCTTCAAGGACGTTTATACCACGATGCAGGTCAACCCCGACAACCTCGGTAAAATAGATATATGGAACCTCAGAGGCCGCTCCGTTCCGATGGATCAGCTCGCGCCAAAGCTCATACGCAGGGCGCAGAAGAAGAACTACATAGCAATAGTGATTGACCCGATATACAAAATCATCACGGGCGACGAGAACAGCGCAGATCAGATGGCTCGTTTCTGCAATCAGTTCGACAAAGTCTGCACAGAGCTGGGCTGCGCCGTGATCTACTGTCACCACCACAGCAAGGGCAGCCAGAGCGGCAAGCGCTCGATGGACAGAGCCTCGGGCTCGGGAGTGTTCGCACGCGACCCCGACGCCCTGCTCGACCTCACAGAGCTCGCAGTCACCGACGGACTCAGGAAGCAGCAGGAGGACAAGGCGGCCTGCAAGGTAGTATACGGCTGGCTTTGCCGCTTCGGCAAGCAGGAGAGCGTTTCTGACGATGGCCGCTTCTCATTCGCCGTGATGCGTGACACAGCTCAGCGGGAGCTCCCGGAGCAGTCCTTCAAGCTGATGATGCATGACATCGATAAGGCAAGGGCAGCCGTCAGAGCCCGCACAGCCTGGCGCATCGAGGGTACGTTCAGAGAGTTCCCCAAGCAGCCGCCGCTGAACCTCTGGTTCGACTACCCCGTCCACCGTGCCGACGAAGACGAGGTGCTGAAAGATGCGGCGTATGAGGGAGAGCATGACCCGAAGAAAAACCTTGGGCAGACTAAGAGCAAAGAGCAGAAAAAAGACGAAAGAATCACAAACATTGATATTGCCTTTGAAAACTGTCAGAAAAACGGTGTTGCCACAATAAAAGATTTGATGGAAACCACAGGAGCAAGCGACGATACTGTGAAAAGACACCTTGATGAGCACGGAGGTTTTTGGAGAGAAAAAGGCAAAGTAGGCAGAAAAGCGAAACCGCAAAACTGATATTTTGAGTAGTGCGTAGTAGCTCCGCAAAACCGAGAAATGTCGGTTTTGAGTATTAAGACCGCAAAACCGAGAAATTATCGGTTTTTCGGAGTACGCACGCAAACGTATTATTATCATAATATATTTTTTGCGCATAGGGTAGCGCAAAAAAATATGATTTCAAATAATATCCGCGCACGAGAGATGTGTGGAGGAAGGAGAAAAGATGAAACCAACTTTGGATTACAGTTTTTTGAATTGTGCAAAGAAGATGCCAAAGCTTCGTCATAAAACATCAGAACAATTTGATATTCGTAAAAGCGATGTAGCTGTTTGGTTGATGCAGCAGCCGGAAATAATGCAGAAAGTTTTTGATATGGCAAGCCGTAAAGGTGTAATCGTATATGATCATCTTGATGGTACATGGAAAGGAGCTGAACGATGACTGAATTCTTCCTTCCCCTAAAGAAGATCCCCACCGTCACAAGCCAGGAGAAGGGCATCGACAGCAGGGGCGGTGTGAGGGTCTATACCAGGACCGAGGTCAGAGCCGTGAAGCTGCTGTTCATAGGGCTGCTCTCGAAGCACGCTCCGCCGGAGCCGCTGACGGGGGCAGTCAGATTGACGACAAAGTGGTGTTATCCCACACGCGCCCACCGTGACGGCGAGTACAAGATCACCCGTCCCGACACCGACAACACGGTAAAGCTCTTCAAGGACTGCATGACCGCCGCCGGCTTCTGGCTGGACGATGCACAGGTGGCCAGCGAGATCACCGAAAAATTCTGGGTGCGGGAGAGCCCCTCCGGCATCTACGTCAAAGTGGAGGAGCTGCCATGACGATCGGCGAAGTTAAAAAGAATCTGAACAACAGGGTGAGTTTCAGAGGCGGCGTGTACGAGCTCTCGGGCTGCACAATCCGCAAAAGCAAGAAGACCCAGCAGTTCTTCTATCAGGCAGAGCTGTTGGACGTAATGACGAATAACAGCGTAGTGCGCTGTAAACTCAGTGACATCGAAGAGATCAAGGAGGAACCAACATGAACAGACTTACATACTACACCACAGGCGACGCGACGAGAGCACCGCACTACGCTGCGGCTCCCGGAGCCAGGAAGGACGACTTTGTGCAGCGGCTCGGAATGTATGAGGACACGGGACTCACGCCTTCCGGGATCGCTGAGCTGAAAGCCGGGAACGCTGCCGACCTCACCGACCGCCACTGGAACGAGTGCCGGCAGATCGCGCTCTACCAGAACGAGCTCTCGCAGGCGCTGGATCTGCTCTCGGAGTGCTACGGGGCGCTGAACGCCCTCGGAAAGCTCGCGCCCAGCCTGCCGCGAGATGTGCAGGACTACGTCGAGGGGCTGTGTGTCAGGATCGACAGCCTCAGGGAAGAGTCAGCCAGAACAACGGAGGTGCCAGACGATGAATGAACAGGAGATCAGGCGCTGCCCCTACACGGGCGAGGACTGCGCCTTCCCCGGCATCAGCTGCGGCCGCTGCGGCGAGAGCAAGATCGACGAGGAGGGGTACTGATGACTAATGCACAGAAGCTTGAAAAGCAGGGTATGTATGAGGTGCTGGTAAAAATTCTTGGCAAATTTGAGTCGTGCATTGTAGATACTCTTAGCGAAGCGGTCCACGCTTGCCCCGAACATCAGGACTGTAAAAAGTGCCTCGGCGAATGGCTTGCAGAGGAGGTTGATCATGACACCCGAACAGAAGTGCAAATGCAGACAGATCTATAGCTACTACGGCCGAGACAGCCAGCTCCGCCAGTTGGCAGAGGAATGTGCCGAACTTATTTAGGCTGTCACAAAACTCTCTCGAGCCTACGAGCGAGGTGACGATGTGGACTGCTTCAAGGCTGAGATGAGCCTCCGTGAGGAAGTTGCGGACGTCACTATCATGCTGTCGCAGCTGCGGGAGGGATGTATGCTCTTCGAGAATAAGACAGGTATGAGTGCACTGATCTCCCGCAAGCTCGACCGTCAATTGGAGCGCATCAGAAAGGAGATGGAAGAGCGATGACACCTAAAGAATACCTCTCGCAGGTGCGAAAGATGGACAGCCGCCTGAAGCTCATCGGGCTGAAGATTGAGAAGCTGCGCTCGGCGCTCGATTACCGTTCGCCTGCCCTCGAGGGCTCAGGGGGCGGCAGCAGCGCCGACAAGCTCCCCGATACGATCTCGCTGATCGTGGACTACGAGCAGCAGGCCGAAGAGCTCCGGCAGGAGTACATCGCAAAGTACAAGGAGATCGACCGCAGCATCGCCGCCGTCCCCGATCCAGTCCTGAGAGAGGTGCTTGAGCGACGCTACCTGCTCTATCAGCGCTGGGAGCAGATAGCAGAGGAGATGCACTTCACGCAGCGGCATATCCACCGTCTACACGGGTCGGCGCTGCAAAAGATAAAATGTCATTGAATGTCACTATCTACTTGTGGTATCATTAAGATAGCAGAAATGCAAAGAGGGGAGCTGCGGTCCACACCTGCCGACCGCAGCACCCGACGGAGCGAAAGCTCCGTATGCAGTCGCAGAGCGCACGAGCTCGGCAGCTGCACCACAGGTATTTTCATTATAATATTCTCCTAATTATTGTCGAAGGGCGGTCTCCGGGAGGGGGTCGCTCTTTGGCGTTGTGAGGGAAGGAGGGGAGAGTATGACTGCAAGACAAAGGAAGTTCGCCGAGTTCTACGTTCAGTGTGGGAACATCGTTCAGAGCGCTATGGCCGCAGGCTACAGCGAGACCTATGCCAATGCACGGGCGCATGAATTGTTGGAAAATGTTGGAGTGGCACAGCTCATCAGGGAGCTGACCGAAAAGGCTCAGGACGAGCGCATTCTGACCGCCAAGGAACGTCAGGTCATGCTCTCGGACATTGCAAGGAACACAGGCGCCGAGCCTGCCGACCGCATCAGAGCGGTTGACACGCTCAACAAGATGACGGGCGAGTACATCACAAGGGTCGAGGCCAAGGTCGAGGCATCGCAGAAGCTGGCCGACGTAATGGCTCAGATCGGCGGTGAGGGGCTTGAAGAATAGCTTCCCTCTATCCCCGAAATACATCGACTTCATCAACAGCACGAACGTGCGGGCGGACTTCCTCGAGGGAACGACCGCCTCGGGCAAGACGACTGTCGGTGCAGGCGTGAAGTTCATGCGCATGGTCTCGGCAAGCCCAAAGAAGCTGCACATCATTGCCAGCAAGACAACAGGCACAGCTGAAAAGAACATTATCCAGCAGGACAATGGGATCCTCGACCTGCACCACACGGCACAGTATCACGGCAACGGCGACAAAGAGAACAGGCTGCCTCACATCTCGTTCGAGGGCAAGATCATCTATGTGCTGGGCTACGATAACAAAGACAAATGGCAGAACGCTCTGGGCGGACAGTACGGCTGTGTCTACATCGACGAGATCAACACTGCCGACATCGAGTTTGTGCGCGAGGTTTCGACCAGAAACGACTATCTGATGGCGACGCTCAACCCCGATGACCCAAACCTGCCCGTTTACAAGGAGTTCGTGAACCGCTCGCGCCCTTACGAGAAGTATGCAGCCGACGTTCCGCCTGAGATAATGCGCGAGCTGAAGGAGCCGCCGGTGGATGGCTGGCGGTACTGGTTCTTTACCTTTCGGGATAACCTGAGCCTGACACAAGAGGACATCGACAGGAAGATCGCAGCAGCACCGCCCGGGACAAAGCTCTATAAGAATAAGATCCAGGGCCTCCGCGGCAAGGCTGTGGGGCTCGTGTTCACCTGCTTTACGGGGAAGAACATTATCTCGGCAGCACAAGCTCACGAGCTGAGCTTTCTGCGCTTCTCTGCGGCTCTTGATACCTCCTACTCTCAGTCGTCGCCAGACACTATGGCCTTCACTTTTGTTGGGATCACCACCGACAGGAGGTGCGTGCTGCTGGACGAGGCTGTGTACAACAACGCCGACCGCAGCGAGCCGCTGGCGCCGTCGGACATACCCAAGACCTTTGAAGCGTTCCTTGAAAAGAACAGAAAGCTCTGGGGCTTTGCCAAGAATGCTTTCATTGACTCGGCAGATCAGGCAACGGTTCTTGAGTGCCGCAAATATCAAAGGCAGCAAGGCAGCATCTATGACTTTCAGGGAGCTTTCAAAAAGACAAAAATAATAGACCGTATACACCTGCAGAACGCCTGGCTGGCTGCGGGTGATTTCCTTGTGGTGGAAAGCTGCAAGGAGTACATAAACGAGCTGAACACATATAGCTGGCGCGAGGACAAGGATGAACCCGAGGACGGTCACGATCACTGTATCAACAGCTGCCAGTACGCCTGGCTGCCGTTCCGGGATAAGATAGGAAGTGTACAGATCAATGAAAAATAAGATCCCATTCAGAGAGAGGGTGAAGATGATGATAAGAAAGTGGCTCAATGTCGTGCCTGCGCAGGAGCAGAGCATAAGCTTGATCGAGAGCACGACCTTTGAGACCGAAGTGCTCCGCGCTCAGCTGTGGTATCGGGGTGATGCTGACGAGCTGTTCCAGTTTTTCAGGCAGCTGCAAAAGCAGGGAGCTAAGGCAGGCTTCTGGGAGAGCGTCCCCGCCAACGAAAAGGTGCGGAAGATACACTCGGGCGTGCCTGCGATCATCGCCAACACTCTCGCATACATCGTTGCCGCCGATCTCGACGACATAACAGCATCGGGCAGAGAGAATGACTGGGAAGCGATAACAGAAAACCTCGATATGCAGGCGCTTGTCAAAAAGGCCTGCATAGAGACTCTGGTGACAGGTGACGGTGCCTTTAAGATCTCCGTAGACAGGTCGCTTTCAAAATATCCTATAGTGGAATTTGTCGGCGCCGACCGAGTAAGCTATGAGATCTCCCGCGGCTTTGTCAGGGCGGTGATCTTCCGCACGGAGTACAGCGTGAATTCAAGGCAGTTCGAGCTTCAGGAGCGCTATATGCGCGGTAGGATAGAGAGCAGACTTTTCGACCGTAGCGGAAACGAGCTGCCGCTGAGTACCGTGCCTGCTCTGGCTGAGCTGAAGAATGTGATCGAATTCCCGGGAGACTATATGATGGCGGTCCCCGTCCGGTTCTTCGAGAACACCAGGCACAAGGGACGCGGCAGGAGCATTTTCGACGGCGGCCGATCGGACTGCTTCGACGCGCTTGACGAGGTCATCTCGCAGTGGTGGGACGCTATCAGACAGGGCAGAGTCACCAAGTATATCCCCGAGGATATGATTCCGCGCGATCCGTCCACAGGGGCGCTCTCCAAGGTCTCCAGCTTCGGCACGGAGTTCGTGAAGATCGCATCTCAGATAAGCGAGACGGGAGAGCGTCAGAAGATAGAGGTTGTGCAGCCGGACATCAAGTACGAGGCCTTTGTCAACGCCTACAACAACGCGCTGCTGATGTGCCTTCAGGGGCTTGTCTCTCCGGCCACTCTCGGCATAGACGTCGGAAAGATGTCCTCGGCAGAGGCTCAGCGCGAAAAGAAGGACGTGACGGGCAACACCCGCAACACTATGACCGCCGAGCTCGAGCGCGTACTTCCTGAGCTTGTCGATGCTGTCCTCATGACCTACGACAATATGCAGGAGCTGGAGCCTAAGCGGTGCAGGGAGGTCGATGCTTCCTTCGGCGAGTACGGCGCTCCCGACTTTGACAGCCGCGTTGAGACGGTCGGCAAGGCTGCGACCTTCGGCGTGATGAGCGTGGAGACTCAGGTGGACGAGCTCTGGGGCAGCAGCAAAGACGACGAGTGGAAGGCTGCCGAGGTGTCCCGCATACGTTTCGAGCGCGGCATAGTCGGTGGTGCTCCGCCTGCTGTGGGTGATGAGTAATGTTCGGCTTCGCTGACATCGCTCGGCTCTTTGAGCAGATCGAGCTTCGGCTGATCGCGAGCCTGAGACGTAACCTCTCGGCGCACAGGAAGGAAGAGAAGCGCCTCGGCTTTCAGTGGTCTGCCTGGCAGGCAGAAAAGCTCAGGAACCTCGACCGCTTCCGCAGACAGAACAGACAGATCCTGCATAAGTACACCGACATCATCGACGACGAGACCCGCAGCTTAATGCTTGAGCAGTTCGACGAGGGTGAGCGCCTTGCCGAAGAGCAGACCGGCGAGACAGAGAGCGTCCCAAGCAGCGCCTTCTTTGGCGTAAACAAGGACAAGATGGACAGCCTCATCACAGACATCACAACCCTTGAAAAGACCGCCGAGTCAGCCGCCCTCAGAATGGTGGACGACGTCTACAGACAGACACTGCACCGCGCTCAGCTGGAGATGGGCTCAGGCTCGATGACTCTTGAGCAGGCCGTTGATGTGGCGGTAAAGGACTTTCTCGACAAAGGCATCAACTGCATACAGTATGCCGACGGGCGTCGCGTGAACATCGCAGACTACGTTCGCATGGCGCTGCGCACAAGCGCCACAAGAGCGACTCTTCAAGGGCAGGCCAAGCGCCTTGCGGAGCTCGGCTATGACACCGTTGCCACGACGGCATACGGCGGCTGCTCGGAGACCTGTGAGCCCTGGCAGGGCAGAGCCTACATCGACGATGTGTTCACGCCCTGGGAGGGTGAGCGTCAGCTGATAGGCGGCGTGCTGCACGGCAGATCTCATTACTGCGGTAAGTGGTTCCCCCTGCTTTCCGAGGCGACGGGGAGCGGGCTCTTTCACCCGAACTGCCGCCACGGCCTGACGGTCTATATCGACGGCCGCACCGAGCTGCCTAAGCCGATACCAGCCGCCGAGATCAAAGCCCAGCGCGAGAGAGAAGAGACCCAGCGCCGAATGGAACGCAAGATCAGGAAGCTCAAGCGCTTTGCCGCCGGCACTCTCGACCCCGACTCCGCCAAAGCCTACCGCAGGAAGCTCCGCGAGGCACAGAAGGAGCTCCGGCTGTTCATCGAGCAGGAAAACGCAGCCGAGGGCAGAACAGTATTGAAGCGCGACTATGGAAAAGAGACATCTTACGGTGCTGCTGAGTTGACAGAAGCGGAGAAAAATGCTATAATTAAACAAGAGAAAGCTGCTAAAGATGCTGAACGACGTGCAAAGGAATTTTCGGGCAACTGGACTAAAGCATCACTTTCAGAAACAATTGCTAAATTCGGTCTGGATAAACAATCCCCTGTTAATGATAAGGGAAAGATAATATTCAGCCGTGACGATTCTAATATCACAGTTGTGTATGACACAAATGAGGATTATTTCAGAATTCAGGATAAATCAATTTCGCAAAAGAAGAGAAGTGCTTACTTGGATATTGACGGAAATAATGCTCAGAACATCATCGAAAACGGAAAACAAAGAGGCAGAACAAAGCAAGAGTTTCAGAGAGATACTCATTTCTTAAATTCAGACGTAAAGGAGGAAGATGAAAATGATGAATAGTGATCAGGATAGGAATATTGCTGTTCCTATCGATGAACAAGGCGTTTTAGACTACGAGAACGATGTTACTAAAAGAGACAGGATAAAATCGTTTATTCTTCCTGCTGATGAATATAATGCATTGTGGAACTGCGGTTTCTTTGATAAACTGAATTCTGAGTTAGAATTGATGATCGATGATTACGAGGAAGAGATAATTCCTAACTGTGACTTAGAAGCAACAGAACGCATTTTCAATGAGTACACAAAAAATCATAAGTGCTATGTGTTCATGGAAGCATTGCAGTTTGCAAAAAAATGTGATACTCAAATTTGTTTAGAATTTTAAGAACCGCCCAGCAATGAGCGGTTTTCTTATACCCATTTGAAGGAGGAGAGGAGAATGGAACTGAAAGACACTATCGACCTTATGCAGTCCGAGGACTACAAGGAGCGCTTCAAGGCGGAGTATTATCAGCTTAAAATAAGGCTCGAAAAGCTGTATGAGATGCTTGTGAGATATGATGCAGGCACTCTCGGCTTCGTCCCGAACTGCTCAATACGGCTGCTTAAAGATCAGCTCAGCATTATGCGTGACTACCTGTATGCTTTGCAGGTAAGAGCTGAGATCGAGGGCATAGAGCTCTGAGCGCTAACGCACGTTTAACGCTCATTTAACGCTTAAAAAACGCTCATATTATGCAAAAATGAGCGATAACAGAATACGAATATCAGCGTCACGCCCCCGGGCTTGGCGCTTTTATTATACTCTAAAACAGAAAGTGAGGAAAGACTATGGACGAGAAGAAGAAGGCTCCCGAAGAGGAGAAGAAGCCCGATCAGGAGCCCGAGAAGAAGCCCGGAGAGCCCGAGACCAAGCCCGAGCAGGAACAGCCTCAGGAGACCAAGCCCGAGCCCGAAAAGCCCGCCGCCGATGACAAGCAGGCAGACGAGAACGGCGAAGGCGCAGACAAAGAGCCCGAACCCGAGCCCCCTGTCCCCGAGAACGGCAGCGAGCTCGAAGCCCTCAAGGCCGAGAACATAAGGCTCAAAGCCCAGCTCGAGGCTCACAACGCAGGCTTCACAGGCGAGACTATCGAGGACGCCGTGACCCTTGCCGAGGCCGCTGCCAAGCGCGACGGCACCGACATCACCACAGCCCTCAAGGCGATCGCAAAGAAGTACCCGGACTGGGTGAAGCCCGCAAAGGGCAAGGAAGAAAAGCAGGGCGGGTTCAAGGTCGGCGCCGACAGCGACGACAGCCACGCCCCCGACAGTGAAAGGCTCGACAGAGCCTTCGGCATCAGAAAGAAAAAGTAAAGGAGGAATTCATGTATGCCTAACACAATCAACTATGTAACTCAGTTCCAGAACCAGCTCCGCGAGCTCTACGGGCAGGAGCTGACCAGCGATGCTCTGTATCACTCCAACGAGGATATCAAGGTCATCGGCGCAAAGTACATCAAGATCCCGACCCTCTCTGTATCGGGTTATAAGGATCACAACCGCAGCAGCATGAGCTTCAATGCAGGCTCCTACGAGAACAACTTTGAGCAGAAGAGCCTCGACCACGACCGCGACATCGAGTTCGGTGTTGACCCCATGGACGTTGACGAGACCGACAGCGTACTGTCCCTCGCCAATATCCACAGCCGCTTCGAGAAAACTCAGGCTATTCCCGAGCTGGACTGCTACACCTACTCCAAGCTTTACACCGAGTTCGTAAGGATCGGCGGAACGGTAAAGACCGCAACTCTGACCACAGCAAACGTTCTCAGCGACTTCGATGACAACCTGGTAGCTCTGGAGGATGCCGGAGTTCCCCTCGACAGAGTTATCCTGTACTGCACAGCCGCATACAAGAAGCTCATCAAGGAGTCCAGCGATATCCAGCGCACTCTTGCAGTCAACGGCTCGGGCGGCATTGACAGAAGGTTCCACACTCTCGACGACATCGGAACGATCGTCACTGTGCCTTCTGCACGCTTCAAGACAGCCTTCGATTTCACGGACGGTTACGCTGCCGCTGCAACAGGCAAGGCCATCGACTATATCCTGATCGACCCTGAGTGTCAGGTAAGCCGTGTGAAGCACAGCTATATCCACTTCTTCAATCCCGGCTCCGACTCGAGGACAGCCGACAAGTATCTCTATCAGAACAGGCGCTACAACGGTACCTTCGCCATCGATCATCTGATGACCAAGGGCTGCATCATTCATACAGCGACATAAGGAGGCGATAGCATGCTGGCAATAAAAGCGAACAAAGTCTACAAGGTGGACGAGATGAGCAAGGCTTCCTACCTTGCTCAGGGTTTCGACATCTGTGACGACAAGGGCAAGCTTATCGAGCGCTCGCCTTCCACCACCGTCCCTGCCGTTAAGCTGGACGAGGCGAACAAGAGAATTGCGGAGCTTGAGGCAGAGCTTGCCGCTCTCAAGAGCGAATTCAAGACTGAAAAGAAGGACGGGAAGAAGAATGCTTGAAACATATCTCAGCGCTGATGAATATAAGGGCAATATCCCCGAGGATCAGCGCGAGGATATGCTCTACAAGGCATCACGGGCTATCGACAGCCTGACCTATAACAGGATAGTGGCGTCGGGCTTTGCAGCCCTGACCGAGTTCCAGCAGGAGCTCGTCAAGGATTCTGTGCAGCTGCACGCCAGTTTTATGTACGACAATGCGGAGCTGCTTGACAGCCCGCTGTCGTCGTACAGCATCGGCAGTGTGAGCATGAGCTTTGACCGCTCGAAGATAGTGACCGTCGGAGGCGTGACAACATCTTCGGAGGTCTACAACCTGTTAATGCAGACAGGGCTTTGCTATAGGGGGCTGATGTGATGAAATGGCCAGAACTCGTTCCCGACAGGGTCTGCACAGCTCCGTGCCGGATATTCCGGACAAAAGGCTTGAACCGCGACGGCAGCCACAAGCAGCTCACCTCTTTCGAGGGGCACTGTCATCATGTGGAGAAGTCGCACACCGTACTCAATGCCGAAAAGCAGCTCATCACCCTCTCAGGCACAGCGCTTTTCAACGGGGATATCGCTCCCGGCAGCGCCGTCATCGAGGGGAGTGCCGAGATCAGCGGAAGGACTTATATCATTTACTCCTCCGAGAAGGCCAAGAACCCCGACGGCACGGTGAATTATACGAGATTGGAGCTGATCTGATGAGCGTGGAGATAAAGCTTGATCACGCCGCGATAGCTGGCCTTGAAAGGGCAGCACAGGAGGCTGCATTGGCTGCGATGGAGACGCTTCGCAGCGACCTGTATTCATCAGAGACTATGCCGTATGACAACGGCGATATGCAGAAAGATCAGACCTTTGTCGCCAAGACAGAGGAAGGCGCAGCCCTCGTTACCGGCTCCCCGCAGGCGAGGCGGCTCTACTATCACCCGGAGTACAACTTCCAGCAGGGACACAACCACAATGCAGGCGCAGGCTGGCTCGAGCCGTATGTGAACGGCAGCAAGCAGGATCTTGCCAAGAAAGCCTTCGAGGAGGAATTCAAGAAAAGGAGCGGCGTATGACACTTCTTGACCTTGCCGATATGCTGGCGGACGTCCTTGAGACCGAGGACGTCTATGCCGGCAATATCGACGGAAACCTGGATAGCTGCATAGGCGTGTACAGCAGTAAAAAACAGGCGCAGCACATCATCTGCATAGGCGGTGGGAGCTGCACAAAGACACGCGAAAAGAATATCTCGATACTAATACACCACACAGACAACCCCACAAGCGCAGAGGGGCGTGCGCAGGAGGTGCTCGGCAAACTGTCGGCTCTTCGGAACAAGGCCGCAGGCAGCGCCACAGTGCGTTATATGAGGCTTATGGAGCCGCAGAGCGCAGGCAGGGACGAGCGTGGCATCTGTGAGTATGTTATCGAGGCAACAGTATATTATGAAGAAAGCGAGGAATGAAAATGTCAAGAACATCCGGGGTATTTCCCGTATACGAAAACCAGTTCACCGTTGATATTACAGGCGGTGACGGCACTACAGAGGCCAACCAGAAGACCATTGCGGACATGACGAGCTTTTCCGTTGCGATCGACGGCAAGGTCCAGGAGTGGGATCCTATGGATCAGGAAGGCTGGACCAGAAGACTGATGACAGGCAAGTCGATCACGATCACGCTGAACGGCAAGCGCAACATCGGCGATGCAGGCAACGACTACCTGAACACGCTTGCAATGGCTTCGGGCACAGACGCCTATACCACCCTCACCTGGACCTTTGCCAGCGGCGCGAAGCTTGTGATGCACAGCGTTGTGAACGTTACCGAGTGGCAGGGCGGAGAGACAGTTGACGTGGCACCGCTCTCAGCGGACTTCATGTCTGACGGAAAGCCGACCTTTACGCCTGCATAACTACTGACAGAGTCGCCCTCGGGCGGCTCTGATATTTTTTGAAAGGAATGATCCTAATGGCAAAGATGTACACCCTGGACAAGAAGCTTCTTATAGGCTCACCCGAGATCAGGATAGGCGATGTGATCGTGCCTGTTGACGACCGCGAGAAGACCGTCAAGAAGGTAATGAAGTTGATAAGCACCAAAGAGGATATGTCTGTGGAAAGCATCAACGAGGTGCTGAAGCTCGTCCTCTCGAAGGAGGACTTCAAGAAGATAGATGAGATGAATATGCCCTGGGCAGCATATCAGGCTCTTATCGGGCTCGTGATGTCCGCGATAACAGGAGAGGATCCCGAGAAGCCCTCGGAGGAGCAGTTTCGGGAATAACGAAGAGCCCTGGTACGATCTTGACTTCGACCGGGAGCTGATACGTCAGTCTATAGCCAAGCAGTACCACATACTTCCGAGCGAGCAGGAGGAGCTCCACTGGAGCGACTGGTATCAGCTCGTTGCGGGACTGATGGAGAACACGCCTCTCGGGCGGACAGTGCTCATCAGAAAGGAAAAGGACGAGAAAATAATAGAGGGCTTCGGCAGCTACGAGCACGAGGTGCGGCGCAAATGGCAGGAGTTCAGACTTGAACATCCCTTGCAGGCGCCTCAGAGCGCGGAGGACGTATCCGCATACTTCGAGAAGCTGTTTGCAAGCTTGTTTTAATACATGAAAAGGAGGAGGTGAGTGTATGCCGGACGGAACAAGCGTAGGCGTGATCTCGCTGGATCTTGTGATCAAGGAAAAGCTCGGAGACCAGCTGAACAGCATCAAAAGCAATATTTCTAAAAGCCTGTCGGGCTCGACAGACAGTGCTGTCAAAAGCGTCACCGACGGCCTCAGAAAGCTGACAGCGGACGAGAACAAGGTGATCGCGGAAGCAATGTCCAAGTACAGGGCCGAGCAGGAGAAGTGGAAGAACAGCATAGAGAGATCCTTTGACTTTGATCTTCCCGATACAAGCGCTGCGGCAGAGCAGGCTATCGAGCCGCTGAATAAGTCGCTTGAGAAGCTAAAGGAAGAGGCTCGTGAGGCTCTTTCAGGGGCTATGTATGAGGTTGACAGCGATCCTGTTGGCAGAATGAGGCAGGAGGTCGAGAACGCCACCGAGAAGCTTTCTCTGATGCAGGCCAAATGGCAGCAACTCCAGAGTGATCTTATCAGTGCGGACGGCGAAGAGGCCGCAAGTAAGATCGGAGAAAGTCTGAATACTGTCGAGCGGAACATCATCAATCTGACCGACCGCATAGACAAGCTGAAAAGTAAGATAGCAGAGTCTTCGGCTGAACTCCCTGAACCCGACCTGACGAAGTTTTCAGAAAAAATGAAAACGGGATTTTCGGAGATATGGGAAGGCTGCAAGCAGACTACAAAAGCAGCTGCAACAGAGATAGGCTCATATTTATTAGCACCCTTCAAGGGAATCAAAAATACTATAGTGGCTCCTTTTGTAGCTGCTAAAGAAAAAATCGTTAACGTTTTTTCCGGGCTGAAGTACTATCTTGAGCATCCTCTTCAGGGATTCTCCGCTCTGGCTTCAAGCACATTTGGCAAATTCGGAAAAACAGCTTCAAAAGCTTTCAAATCTTTTAAAAATGTCGCAGGCAAAGCCGTAGACAGCATTCGCTCGAAGTTTTCAAGGCTGCACGGCTCTGTAGGCGGTATGTCAAAGCCGCTCTCGAAGTTTGGAAATACTCTGAAGAACGCAGCGAAGCGCATCTTCATCATGGCGGGAGTGCTGGCTGTGTTCAAGGCCATGCGCTCGGCTCTGACAGAGGCCGCAAACGGCAACGAGGAATTCGCCAAGAGCCTGAACGAGGTCAAGGCGAATATAGGTGTAGCTTTTCAGCCGATAATCAACGCTGTTATGCCGGCGCTAAATTCGCTGATGGCGGCACTTGCGAAGGCCACCAAGTATGTAGCTGCGTTTATCTCCGAGCTTTTCGGCACGACCTATCAAAAATCTCTTGAAAGCGTAAAGCAGGTCAAGGCTGTAGCTAAGGAGGCCGACAAAGCCTCGACTCACCTTGCGGCCTTCGACGAGATGAATGTGATCTCGTCAAGCGGCAGTTCTTCGTCTTCTTCGGAAGACAGTGGAGGAGTGGATTATTCGGCGCTCGACGGCAGCGACGTGAAGCTGCCTGACTGGGCGCAGAGAATGAAGGACGCCATCAGCGGCGGCGATTGGGCAGGCGTAGGCTCGCTATTGGCAGAGAAGGTCAACGGTGCCCTGAACAGCATCGACTGGGACGCCCTCAAGAAAAAAGTGGTCGGCGCTGTCGGCTCGATCACCGATGCACTTAACGGCTTCTTCGGCAAGTTGGACTGGTCGGCTCTCGGCAAGGACATAGGCGAGAGCATCAACACGGTGTTCCTGGCGCTTGATACCTTCTTCACGGGCTTCGACTTCAAGGGCTTTGGCACAGGCGTTGCCACAACGCTGAACAACGCGATCAAGACTACCGACTGGAAGCTGATCGGCAAGACGCTCGCGGACAAGTGGAACGCCCTCATTGACGGCCTTTACGGCTTCGTCACCACATTCGACTGGTCGGGCTTCGGTGATTCGCTCGCAGAGTCTGTCAACAGCTGGTTCGACACTATCAACTGGGCGGAGCTGGGGCAGACGCTTTCCGAATCTGTCAAGGGCGTGCTCGACACGATCATTCACTTCATCGAGGGAGTAGACTGGAAGGGTGTCGGTGAGAAGCTCTGGACGTTCATCAAGAACATCGACTGGGGCGGCATAGCAGCAAGGATCGCAGAGGCCTTCGGCGCTGCCATCGGCGCAGCAGCTTCGCTTATCTGGGGCTTCATTAAGGAAGCCTGGGGCAAGGTCGTAAAGTGGTGGAAGGATACCGCCTTCAAGGACGGAAAGTTCACCATCACAGGCCTCCTGGAAGGTATCTGGGAGAAGATAAAAGGCATCGGCTCCTGGATCAAGCAGAAGATCTTCGACCCGTTCATCAAAGGCTTCAAGAAGGCCTTCGGTATAGCCTCTCCCTCAAAGGAAATGAGCGAGCAGGGCGGCTTCATCATGGAGGGCCTGAAAAACGGAGTCGTCGAAAAGATCGGTGCTCTGATACAGAAGTTCAAAGATATCCTCGCTAAAATAAAGGGTGTGTTCAAGGATATCGGCTCGTGGTTCAGCGAGAAGTTTTCGGCAGCATGGCAGGGCGTGAAGGACGCTTTCGTATCGGTCGGCGAGTTCTTCAAGGGTATCTGGAAAAGTATCGTTACGCCGTTCCTGAAGGCTTCCGAGTGGTTCAAGAATCAGTTCAAGCGTGCCTGGCAGGCCATAAAAGACGTATTTTCGTCAGTTGGTGAGTTCTTTGGCGGAATCTGGGAAACTATCAAACAAAAGTTTTCTTCTATCGGTACCAAGGTCGCAGAAGCAATAGGCGGTGCATTCAAAACTGCAATAAACGCGGTCATCACCGTCGTTGAGGGCGCAATAAACCTGATACCGAAGGCGATCAACGGAGCATTAGACCTGATAAACAAGATCATACCGGGAGACGGCATTGACCCGATGCCTACGATCAGCCTTCCGAGGCTCGCAAAGGGCGGACTTGCAACAGCTCCTACACTGGCAATGGTAGGCGATAACAAGAACGCAAGAACAGACCCCGAGGTCATCGCGCCGCTTTCCAAGCTCTCTTCGATGCTTGGCACGGGCAATAACTCGGAGATCATTGAGCTGCTCAGGCAGATACTTGCGCTCCTTCGCGGCGGCCAGCATATAGACCTCTATCTCAAGGGCAGAAGAGAGACCCGCCTCATAGCGCAGGAGGTCATAGACGAGATCAACGACATTATCAACACTACGGGAACTATCCCGATCATGATATAAAGGAGGCAGCAAATGCTAAGTGATATTGTTTTCGCAGGGTACGCGCTGCCCTCGCCCGATATCGGCAGCACACGCCTGATGTACAAGGAGTGGGCGGAAGGCTCGGGCAGAACATCTTCGGGAACAGCGACCGGCACAGTGCGATACTCGTGCTGGAAGCTGAACCTGAAATTCCACATACTCCCCGCAGCTGTCAAGAACGCGATAGACAACGTCCTGATCCGCAACAGAGGCTTCGCTCAGCTTAGCTACAAGTGCGACGGTCAGCTCTGCTCGGGGCTCTACTATGCAAACGACCCCACCTATTCGAGCGAGATCATCTGTGGGAACGGCGAGGTCTATTATGTGGACTATACGGTCAATTTTATAGAGAAGGTGGGGTGGTGATATGTACGATGCAGGCAGCGTGATGAACAAGCTGATAGATAATATCAACCGAAGGTTCAAGGCTGAAATGGTCTTCGGCAATGGTGACACGGTCTCCGACAATATCATCACCGTTGAAGGGACATCCGATATTCCGGGGAACGACATCGCCCCGGGAATGGTGATCTCGCAGAGCGTTACAGTGATGCTCGCAGAGAACGAGGTCGAGCTCGAGGGAAGGAGCTTCATCCTGCACCTGTCAGGGAGGAGCAACGTTGACGGAAGGACGAGCTATGCCCAGCTTGAAGAGTATCAGTATATCGAGCTGGAGGAGTATACCTACCTTGCACTGTCCACGACAGATATAAGCGCAGGGATCCCTCTGCCGATGGGGCGATTTACTGTCGGCAACGTGAGCCGCCAGGGCGGAAGCTTCAAGGTCGATGCCTACGACGGGCTTTATGCCTGTGACGGCGTCTACACTCATACTACACCTGCGTCCTCATCGGTCATCGAGGCAGATATATGCAGCAAGCTCGGGATCAGATACAACGCAAACAAGATAGGCTTTTCCGTAATGATACCCAGCATTCCGCAGAATACCACTATGAGGGATATACTCGGCTACATCGCAGCGCTGGACGGCGGGCGCTGTGCAATGCTCGATCGTGAAGGCTATCTGATACATAAGAAGCTGACAGCTGTGCAGCACACGGTCGAACGGGCAAGAGCTGACGAGCCCACAACACAGACACCTGTCAAGTACACTCGACTCGTCTGCCGTACGAGCGACAAAAACACCTACTCGGTCGTTCCTTCTCCCGAGAGCACACCGATGAGGGCAGTGAGCTTCTATAACCCGTATATGAATCCCTCGATCCTGAGCTCATTCGCAGCAAGCTATATAAACTACGGTTTCACTCCCTTGGACGTGAACTATAAGATGGCCGACCCTCGGTTGGATATGCTTGACATAGTCAACGTAGAGACCGCATCGGGGACCTATCCTGTACCGCTTACAAACATATCGTGGAAATATGACACGGGCTTCTCGGGAGCACTGAAAGCATCAGCCTCCGCAGCGCAGCAGTCAAGCGGACCGATCAGCAGGGCGGTGAGCGCGGCATCAGCCTCAGCAGGGCAAAGTGATGCACAGATCTCTCAGCTTTCGGCTGACCTTGCAGCTCTGGCTCAGAAGCTTGACCGCATCACGGGAGAAAGCGGCGGATACGTTATCCAGAAATACAACGCAAGCGGACAGCCGCTCGCGACCTGGTACACGGACAGTCTTGACCCATCAGAAGCAGAGCATATCCTTAGGATTGGCAGTGATGGCGTTTCGTCTTCGACCGACGGTGAAAACTTTGCGCCTGTCATCGGCATAGACGGCAGCATACCGGCGAACAGGATCCTGCCGCTCAGCTATGCAGCGAGCAGCGCGGCGGATATCCTTACCTTGTCTTTCGGCACTCTGATCACGCACATTCGCGCTTCGGGCTTGTTCATCGAGGATACGGTCTCTCAGCTGACGCTGACCATGCAGGCGGGCAGTGTGCAGATCAGTAATAGTAACGGTACTGTGATCTCTGCTGACAGCACAGGAAAGATCTATGCTGAGGATATAAGCATCAAGCTTGCTGACAGCGCAGCTGAGTACATCTCGTTAAGAGATTATATCAATGACCAATAAGGAGGAAAAAATGGCAACAACAACCGAAAACCTCGGGCTTGTACTGCCCGAAGAACAGGAATACTTTGAGCTCGACACCTGGACAGGGAACTGCCGCAAGCTCGATGCAGGGTATGGAACGACATTGCAGACTATAGCAAATAACGTCGCAGCAGCAATGCACCAGTACGCAGAGGAGGGCGGCACTATCCACGATATAGACACAGGCTTCGTCACCACCCTCAAGGAGATAAATCACGGCCTCCCCTTCCGCGTCTGGCTCGGCACGACGGCGGAATATCAGACCCTTGCCGAGGCCGGCCTGCTCGAAGCCGGAGTCCTCTATCTCCGCTCGGACGATACCTCGGCGGAGGAGATCAGAGCAGCTGTCGCGGCCTTGCAGGCAGCCGCGGCGGAGTTGCAGGCGAAAACCGCCGACACGGGCTGGAAGACACTTTCCATAATCTACGACCCAACGGAGTGGACAGTAGGCTCACCTGCTCCGAAATATCGGAAAATAGGCAACCACGTCTACGTCAAGGGTCAGGTCAGGATAAATCTTGACCAGATGTACGACCCCGACACCGGCAGCGAGGACATAACAACGATCTTCGCCACTCTCCCCGAGGGCTACCGACCGGCAACAAGCTTCTACAAGCTGATACCGAATCAGGGTGACAGAATGGCGAGGCTCTACGTCCGCTCCGCGAGCGCATCGGGCGACCCGGGCGGCATGAACATCAACTATCTCAAGGACTACAGCGGAACACCGATCAAGAGCGGCACAGTCTGGATACAGATCGACTGTGATTTCCTGACCGACTAAGGGGGTGACAGTATGGCATATCTGAACGGACACGAGCTCTTCTTCGGCGTGACGGCAACTGTCGGCGGCGGCAGCATCATCGGCACACCGCAGGCCGCGCAGGGCGACCCGAAAAGCCTGACGGTGACGACGTTCGAGCTGGAAACATCAAACACAGCAGCGCTGGACTTCCTCGCCGGGATCCAACCGCTGTGGGCGTGGGATGACTACTCGGCGACATCGGGCTCGGCTCATATCGACTTCGGGCAGCTGCGTTTCAGGCAGAAGAGCGGCACGAACAGGCTGTATTTCAGCAGAATGGACAACGGTACGGACTACGGCTCTTTTGATCTGGCTGTAGGAACTGTGACGGTCATCAAGGGCAATGATGTTATAATGATAACCGCACCGACAACGGACGGTTACAAGTACAGCATTGTTGCAGGCTATATGACAGACGATGAGGGCACAAAGTACAAGTGCGTTTTCACAGCTCCGCATTACAGCACAACAAACGTGCGAGTGCTGGGCGGCGTTGATACCGGCACAGCGGTTCTCGGCTTCAAAAGCGCGACATACTACAATGACAACTGGTACAGAACAACATACCGCACGGACGAGCTTGCGCCGCTGTTCCTTGACAGCGAAGATGCGACATATATCGCCGACAAGATACTGATAGCCCGTGCCTGTGTGGACAGGCACAAAACAGGTCTTTACACCGTAGGCGACAGCGATGTTTACTACGGCTATACTCTTGCACTGAAGGACGGTGGTTAAAATGTTCAAGAAAATATCCAAGCTCATCGACGTCAAAAGCCTCGTCACGCTCGCGCTGACGGCGGTGTTCTGCGCTCTCAGCCTGCGCGGAGACGTCACCGCCGAGCAGTTCCTGACGATCTTCACGGTCATCATCAGCTTCTACTTCGGCACTCAGTACGAGAAATACAAGTCAGACAGGGAGGTCGAGAGCAGTGGGGACGAGTGAGATCATAGTCGCGGTGCTGTCGCTTGTCGGCACGTTCGCCGGATCATACAGCGGCATACGGCTGATGAGCTACCGCATCGAGCAGCTCGAGAAGAAGGTCGAGAAGCACAACAACGTGGTCGAGCGCATGGCGCTTGCCGAAAAAGACATCAGGGTCGCAAATCACAGGATAGACGACCTGGAGAGAAAGGTGGAAAACTATGAAAACTGTCTATGAAAAATTCATCCGCTACGAGAACGGGAAGTCCATCGTCAGGGCGCACATCGTGGTTGATGATCCTGACGAGCTGCCCGAGCCGGACGGGATCGAGAATAAGATCCTCGAGGAAGGCTCCAGGGCGGAGGTCATCAATGAAGGCAGGCTGTACAAGCTCAACTCCGAGGGCGAGTGGATCAAGTGGGCAGCCGAGGATTTTTTTGAATCGGCGGCAGACTTGACCAAGGCGTTAGCGTCAGGTACTGCCGCTGATCGGGCGAACTACGGCGACCTGCTCACCGTTGACCGCACTACCTCAGACGGCGTGACAAGATCCTACGCCTGGGAGATCATCGGTAAGGACGAGGATGGCAACGGAACTCTGACGCTCCAGCTCTACCGTGTATGGGGCGAGCTGATGACTATGGGAGCCGAGAAGCTTGCGAACTTCCCGGACGGCCTTCCGGTAGGCGATTACAGTCTGATCCTGCCGCAGGCCAAGGCGCTGCTTATAGATGCCGAAAAGACGATCTACTTCCTGAATGGTAAAGCGATCGAGGCAGGAGGGTACCTCACATTTGATGGCAATACCCTCAAATCGTTTAATGCCGACGGAACAGTTCTCTCCCGTTACATCATCTGGAAAGAAACACCTACAGACGGCACGACCTACACCGATCTTGGCCGAGCCGACGGCAGCACGCCGCATATCAATAAAATCGAGCGTGCTGTGCTGGGTGTTAACGATTACGAAAACAGCCCTCTCCGGGAGTGGCTCAACGATGATCGCCCCGCATCGGAAAGAGACGCAGACGAGTGGACCCCTACTAACGAGTTTTCGATCAGGCCGCCAAGCAGAGACGGCTTCCTCTATGGCTGGGAAGAGGACTTCGCGCAGCTCCTGACAGCGACATCGCGCAAGGTGCTCAGACGTACGGCAGTTGATGGCGACACAATATCGGGGACGGTGTCGGAACTGCAAGACAAGGTGTGGCTGCCCGCCTACGAGGAGATCGGGTATACATATCCTGCGACAGTCACGTCCCCTGCCGGTCTCACCTATGTTGAAGGCAAAAAGTACGGATATTTCGATCAGTTTGACAAGATCAAGTTGACTGAGAACGGCGCCGCAGTATCCTGCCTGCTGAGGACGGCAGCGATCAAGGAAGATACAGTCATAGTCTATGGCGACGACGAAGGAACAGGCTCCGTACTTCCCGGTATAGCGCCCTGCGTCGTCATATCGGGAGGTGCTGAGTGATGATGGTATATACCCGTATAGGCGACTGTATAGTCACGAGGATGCAGCAGGAATCGAAGGCCAGAGAGCGCATCAGAGCGATGGCGCTCACAGCGTTCTTCACCTGCTTCGTGAAGCCTGGCGTCAAGAGCATCGAACTCAGATTCCGCAACATAAAACGCTGGTACTCGGGCGGCTATCTCAACGGCGAGCAGATCAGGACGCTGTATGATAAGGGAGTAATCACATACCGCGAGGGCGAAGCTATCACCGGAGAGGACTGGGGATATGAGCTGACGGCAGATGAAGGAGAAGAGACATGATCTATACACCTATCAGGGATTTCATTGCCCGCAGGATCCAGCAGGAGACCAAAGCCCGGGAGAGAGTCCGGGGTTTGGCCGCAACAGCATTCTTCACTGTATATCTCGATCCTGCCGACATTTCGCCGGCTCTTAAATATCGAAATATCAAGATATGGCTTAACAACGGACATTTGTCACGGCTTCAGATCAAGACGCTGTGGGAAAAGGGCGTGCTGACGGAAGATGAGTACAGGAAGATCGCCCGTATTATCAGGACCACTATTCCGGAGGACGATTATACGAGCGTAGACATCGACACGGGAGTGGCATTGCCTGTCGTTGGAGAAGTCAGCCTGCCTTTAGACGGGAGTGTTGTGCCATGAAAGAGATCAACTGGAACGAAGTCTACGCCGTCGTACCCGAAGCTATCAGCCTGAGCCTCAACGGCAGGGAGCTGCGGCAAGGCAAAGACTACGAGATCACAGATATGGCGCATACGGCGGACATGGTGGTGATAACGTGCAGCGCCAAACCGCCCTTGAGCGGCAGCAGGACGGTAATTATGGAAATAGAAAATGAAGACGGCCAATACTTCCTGCAAGGATCGACCAAACCCCTGCCGAGCGACAGTATACGGATCGGCGACAGGATCTACACTGTTAAACGCGGCGGCAAGCAGGTGAAGAATGATACCGTCCTGGACGGATTTATAACCAAGCTCAGTCAGACTATCTTTGTAGCTGACGATCTTCCGCCCGAGCTGGAACGGGAGACGTTCATCCACGAAATACTGCACGGCTGCATCGAATTATATACACCGCTCGTGCGAAAGAAGCTGAGCGTGGACGAGGAGGAAAGGTTCGTCACGGCTCTTGCCCGTGGCATTGCCGAAACACTTGCACGCAATCCGAAGTACTTCGCCGTCAAGCCGCAGTACACGCCGCTCGAAATGGAGATCATCAGATTTGATGATAAGGAGGTCGCCGAAGATGCCAACGAATGCGATAAATAGGCGTAAGCTCTGCGCCAACTGCAAGTATGCCGCGATGCTCGTGGAGCCGTTCGAGACTCCGAGGGGCTATATCTACGGCTACTGCTACAAGTACGGCCACGCTCAGCCGATCGGGGGGCGCGGCCTGTGCTGTAGCAGTTACATCCATTCCGACAATAAGCCCCTGACGGCAAAAGAAACTGCGGCAATGATCTGCCATATCCTGCATCTATACGACGGATGGGGAGAGAATCGGCTCCGGCGGCTGTTCCGTCGCCTGCATGATGAGCGGCGCGAAATGGAAAAGAGTGACAGCATCGTCAAGCCCTATGCGGCTGAAGATGTTGTCAGAACGTATAAAAAATACTTTGAGGAGGAAGAACTATGACCTACAACGAATTTGAAAAGAAATACCTCGGCAAGCCCGTGGACTTTGACGGCAAGGAAGGCGTCCAGTGCGTCGATATCGCGGACAGGTACTTCATGGACGTAATCGGCATCAAACTCTCGGAGATGCCGTGGGTCAGGGGCGCCCGGGAGTTTTACAACAACTTCAGCAGCTACCCTGCGCTCGTGAAAAACTTCACCAAGGTTCCGAACACCCGAGACCTTGTGGCGAAGAAGGGCGACGTCGTGATCTGGGGCGGCGGCAGGCACGGTCACGTCGCGATCGCAACAGGAGAGGGCACCGTGGACTGGTTCGTCAGCATCGAGCAGAACACGCTCGGCAGGAACGAGCCCTGCAAGAAGGTGAAGCACTACTATAACAACAAGTCGGGATATGACAGCGCGTGGCCCGTCCTCGGCGTGCTGCGCCCGAAGGATCAGACCAAGGTCAACGGCCTGCCGCCCGTGCTGGACAGCGGCAGCTGCTACAAGCCCGGCGACAAGACGGTCGGCGCACTGGCAGTCAAGGAGCTGCTGCGCCTCGCGGCCGCGAAGAGGCTGCACAGCGTCACTGTCACTGAGACCAAGTCCTACGACGACAGCGCCGTGAAGGCGGTGAAAGCCCTGCAAAAGGCCTGGGGCTACAAGGAAACAGGCTGCGCCGGTGAGAAGTTCGTGAAGCTGCTGGCGGGGAAGCTGAAATAAATTGTAAAAAGAGAAGCCGGAGGTTTTGAGCCTCCGGCTTTTTTGTGTACATGGATTTTGACACCCATCTTGACACCCATACTTTGTCACTTTGAGCCACATTTTACACATTTTCACACACACCGGTATAAAAAACAAAAACAGCCCCAAACCGCGAAAGTGCGCAGTTTGGAGCTGTTTATCTTTGGTGGACCTGAGGAGGCTCGAACTCCCGACCTCTGCGTTGCGAACGCATTTGCATATGTTGATAATACGTCATAAGTGCGCGGTTTTGCGGATAGTCCGATTGAATTTGACACCCATGCTGACACCCATGTCGAGGCCTTGACACCCATGTCAGGCCTCTTTTTTGGTTGCGAAAAAGTCGTCCAGCTTGGCCACCTGCTTGCGTTTGTGAACGGCGTCGAGATGAGTGTAGATCTCCATCGTGGTCTTTATGTCGGCATGGCCTGCCTGCTCCTTCGCGGTCAGGACGTCGATGCCTGCTAAGTACATATTTGTGATGAAGGTATGCCTCAGCCAGTGAGCGGTGATCGGCGGTATTACTGACGGGATCTTCTCGGGAGCGAAGCGGCTCTTTGGCTTCTTGTAGCCTATCTCGCGGCTGAAATCTCCGAAGGTGTAATTCAGATAGTGCATATAGCTTTCCCACATTCGGCGGTAAGCAATGTCGGTCATCAGATGACCGCTCGCATCCGGGCAGACGAGCAGGGAGGAAGCTTTGCGTTTCTCTTGTTCGAGATAGTCTGCCAGCTTCTTCGGTATATATACCTTCCGGATCGCCGCCGCACTCTTTCCGTAAGGCTTCACCACAGGGCGGCCATTGAGATACTCCACTGTTTTGTTCACGTCAATGCAGCGCTCCTTGAGGTCGATATCCTTCCAGAGCAGCGGGATAAGCTCGCCGCGCCTCAGCCCCGCGTGCATCATTATCATCGCAGCACGCTTGCAGCGGTGGTCGCTCTGCTCGATCCAGCTCTGCTCCTCCGGGGTGAGTGCCCGGCGCTTAGGCTCCCTGTGCTTGTCGGCGGGAACCTTGACGGCAGTCACGGGGTTGAAGGAGATCACCCGGTTGACGACAGCCAGCTCAAAGACGTGCATAGCGGCGGCCTTGATGTCTTTCAGGACGGATACGGATACTCCCTTGGTCGCCTGCTCGTCGATGATGTCCTGCACCTCTCGGGTGCGGATCTTGCTGATCTGTTCGCTGTTCAGCGGCGAGAGATCTTTCAGACGATTCACGGTGATCTTGTAGCGGCTCTCGCTCAGATCTCCGCGCTGGCGATCGCGTTCGCGTTGCCGGAGATAGTACTCAGCCCAGTCGCCGAAGCTGTCACGCTCAGGTGCCACATCCACGCCCTGATGCAGCTGCAGCTTGACCTCGAGCACAGCAGCCTCCAGCTCCTTCACCGTGTCGGCGTAGACGTACTTGTACTTTCCGTGCCCGAGATAGACCTTGGACTGATACCGCCCGTCAGCCCTGCGGGTGTAGGTTTTCTTCGGCATAGGCAGCCTCCTTTTTGTTAATAATTAGTTTACAAATATAATTCTTCAAAACACTTGACATACGTGTTAATACGTGTTATAATATATACAAGAGGTGAGGATATTGAAGTACAGCGAACTCAAAAAGCTCTTGAAAATGAACGGCTGCTACCTTGTAAGAGAAGGTGCAAATCACGAGCAGTGGTTCAGCCCGAAGACAGGCAAGACCTTTTCGGTCGGGCGGCACATTACGCAAGAGGTTGCAAGCGGAACGCTCAGGAAGATCAAGAGGGACGCAGGGCTCGAATGAGCCTTGCTCCTTCGGTGGTTTAGTTATATAAGAAATGATTAGGAGGTTATGTTATGGCAAAATATGCTTATCCTGCAATTTTCACAAAGGAAGCAGAGGGCGGTTATTCAGTAGACTTTCCGGATCTTGAAGGCTGCTATACTCAGGGAGAGACCGTCGAGGACGCTCTTGAAATGGCAAAAGATGTGCTTAATCTGACGCTGTACGGATTGGAAGAGGACGGCAAGGAGATCGCACCGCCTTCCGATATTCGTTCGCTCAAGCTGTCTGACGAGGAATTTGCATCGCTTGTTGCCTGTGATACTATCGAATATCGTAGATACTTCGACAGTAAGGCAGTCAAGAAAACGCTGACTATACCAAGCTGGCTCAATACTATGTCGGAACGAGCAAATCTGAATTTTTCGGCAGTACTGCAAAAAGGGCTTATGAAAGAGCTCAACATCGAGCAGCACTGACCCTCACCTCACCGCCCCGGGCATTTTGTCCGGGGCTTTTTCTTATATCACACACTCTTAATGATCTTCTTGACAACGCCCAGCACGCGCACCCTTGTGCGTTCGACGCCCTCGAAGACCTTCGGCGGATACTCGGGGTTGATCGAGATCAGGGTGATGGCGTCCTTGTCGGCCTCAAACTTTTTTACAAGGCCGCTCTCGCCGTCGATGAGCACCACCGCGATCTGGCCGTTCTCTGCCCAGTCCTGGCGCAGCACCT